TAGCGTCAAGGGAGATAAGTTAACTGGACGTTACCAGTATTATAATGCGTTGCAGGATGAGGTCGTCGGACCGATTGTACTTCCGAAGTACCTTGTTCTGTTTGGTAGAGGGAAATGGTTACAAGCATGGTTCAATGCTTTCCGAAAAGGAGATCGAATTGAACCACATAAGCATTTTGATCGAAGAGATCCATTACAAGTGAATATGCATCCCTTTACGTCATGTAATTTATACCTAGGTGGCGATACCAGCAGTGGTACCATATATGAAGGTAAGACTTATGAGAATCACGTTGGTGAGTTGTTGATCTTTCATGCAGGTATCTCTCACTGGACTGAATCATATGAAGGAGACGATGTAAGAGTGACGATGGCGACTGATATACATGTTCGCAAGAATAACCCCGTGATGTTTAAATTGAAATGATTATTGATATCTTTCCAACCCAAATTATATGCTTTAACTTCAACAAGCATAGCAAGTATTTTTTTAGAGACCCAGGAAAGGTAGATAACACACCTGCAGGGTGGAAGTGTAAGGTGAATAGCACATTTCCTCATATTCCTGACGATGACTCCTTTGTGACGACAGAAGTGCGTGATCGTTTGAAGATAGATATAGAGAATGCATGTAATACTGAACTTGCTCGAGAAGGATTGCTTCCTTGTAACATTTGTACGTTCTGGTATAACATGTATCACGACGATCAGTCTCAGGAGAGGCATGATCACATGGATGGAAGACGTCCAGTGTTTCTGAGTGGTGTTTACTACAGTAAGAACCCGACTCCGACAACTTTCTATCCAATCTCAACACATTTCCGTTCAATCAGGTATCGTGGTATTGAGAGAAGTGGAATTCGTGAGTCAATGTATGACTTATACCATTTTCACCCAACTGAAGGGCAAATCATTCTGTTTCCTCCTTATTTGGAGCATGAAGTCCTCAATCGACAGGAACATCAGAAACCAAAGGGTCGATTAACATTTTCATTTAATTTGGTATTAGCAAATGCGTAATTTCTTTGAGGTCAATCCAAATCAACTCATTCAGTATGGAATGTTAGAGGATTCTCCATATTGTGTAATAGATAACTTCTTTCAGCATCCTGATGATGTAATTACGCTTTTACATCACGTTGCACCAAACTTTCATAAAGAGAGTGGTAACAGTAATACATCATTGAATCAATACGAAGGACCAAAGGAGGAAGATCGTAGTCATATCAAGAACTATAACGGTGAGCACTTTAAAGACATGCGTCACGAGTTCTACAGTGATATGATTCTCCCTACTTATGAACATCTGTTTCATGTATTAAAGTATATGGGTGTACATCAAATTCCCATGGATCGTAGAGCAGTTCTTTCAAATTGTTTTACAATGAGTCGAAATCCTTTTAATGACTTTGAGAATAACTATTGGTGGCCACATCGTGATCACGGGTATTCCGCGTTAGTATATTTGAATCATAATGATAATACGGGCACAAATGTCTACAAATGTTTGGAACCTGATTATGAGGATGATGTAAGAGAGCATGAGGAACCATGGCGTCCAAAAGAGAGATATGAGAAGTTAATGAACTTTGATGCAGAATTTAATCGTTGTATTGTATTTGATGCGCAAAGGTATCATCATGGTATGCATGTTGAGGATTGGAGGTTTGAAGATACCAATGATAATGATACTCGAATGAATGTCGGGTTCTTTTTCCATGATGCTCCTAAGAGGGATAAATAGTAGAAAAGCAATGGTAATTAAAGTGGACAAAAGTGAAGAGTTTAAAAAGAGTGGGAAGAAACTCATCTCAGAATACGAAGGTGAGAAATGGTTAGAAGAACTTAAGAAGGAAAAAGAGGTTCCGCAACACTTGGCGGAATAACGCTAAATAAAGTGATACTAGCAATCACTTAATGCCTTCGACTGTACCGTTTAAAGATCTTTCTCTTTCTTTCGCCAAAAATAAGGTCACTGATGACCTTTTGGTAAAGAAGGAAGATGCTGCAGTAAAACAGGCAATTTTAAATTTATTACTAACTGAAAAAGGCGAAAGATTATACGATGCTCAATATGGATCTGATCTTAAGAGTCATTTATTTGAACCTCTAGATTTTGGTACTGCTGGTAGTATTAAAGATAATATTATTAGGACAATAGATACTTACGAACCAAGAGTCTCTGTAGAGAGATGCTTAGTCGAACCTAATTTTGATGCTAATGGTTTTGACGTGCGACTTGACTTTCTAGTTTTAAGTCGTGCTGATATACCAGCAATATCCATAGAATTCTTTTTAAATCGTAGTCAGTAATGCCTTATACTCAACTTGCGAATCTAGACTTCGCAGACATCAAATCATCTCTAGTTGACTATCTTAGAGCGAACAGTGATTTCACTGATTACGACTTTGAAGGATCAACTATGAGCACAATGCTAGATGTACTAGCATACAATACCTATTACACTGCGTTCAATACGAACATGGTGATCAATGAGATGTTCTTGGACTCTGCATCTCTCAGGGACAACGTAATATCATTAGCGAAACAGATTGGATATCGACCTAGGTCTACTACTGCACCTATTGCTAAGTTAGATTTCTCTTTAACGTATCAAGGAGGAGGAACAGCACCTAGTACAGTTTTACTACAAAGAGGAACTGGTTTTAGTACAGCATTTGATGATGCTATCTATCAGTTTGTAGTAATTGATGATCACGAAGCACCTCTTAGTGGTAACGTTGCTAATTTTGGTGTAGTTGATGCTTATGAAGGAAATTTAATTAAGCAATCGTTTACAATTAATACTGGACTTAAAAAACAGAAGTTTATTCTTAATAATCCTGGTCTTGATACATCTACAATCAGAATTAGAGTATATGAAACTGAGAGTAGCACATCTTATGAGACATATGACGTTGCAGAGAATATTTTAGACTTGGACGGAACTTCTAAGGTTTTCTTTGTTGAAGAAGGTCTTGATGAACAATATGAGGTATTCTTTGGTGATGGAGTATATGGTAAGAAATTATTACACAATAATTTTGTAGAAGTTACTTATGTTGTGACTGATGGTGAAGATGCAAACGGTGCTAAGACATTTACATTTTCTGGTATAGTAACAAATAAGTCAGGATCACAGTTTCAGTTTACTCCAACCGTAACAACCTCTGCAGAGGCACAAGGAGGTGCTGCAATTGAGTCTGTGTCTTCTATTAAGTATTCTGCTCCTAAAACATTTGCTGCTCAAGACAGGGCAGTTACAAGCGATGATTACGCATCTGTAATTAGAAAGGTATATCCAGCAACCTCAGACATTATTACATTTGGTGGAGAGCAAGATGATCCTCCTGAGTTTGGTAAAGTTAAGATTGCTATCAAACCAAAGGTAGGAAGTTTTCTATCTTCATATACAAAACAAAGCATTAAAAATAAATTGAAGGATTATGTGATTGCATCAGTTACACCTGAGATAATTGACCCTTCTATTCTATACATTGAACTAAACTCTACTGTAAGTTACAATTCTTCTAAGACTACTGAGACTAAATCTGAGATTAGTAAAAAAGTTACAACAGCAGTCGATGAATATACTGCATCTAGTCAAACTGAGAAGTTTAACGGTAGATTCCGTCATTCTAGATATGCTGCAGTGATTGATGGTGCAGATTCTTCAATTACATCAAATGTAACAAATGTTACATTAAGAAAAGACTTCTATCCAACACTCAACTCTACGTTCTACTATGAGTTGTGTTTTTTAAATGAGTTTAAAACTTCTTGTGATAATTCAGTCATGAAGTCTACTGGATTTGTTGTTTCTGAATACCCAACATTTACCGTGTATTTGGAAGACGATACATTTGGTAAAATTGACCTATATAGACTGAATTCTCTAACTGGTGAAAAGGTATACGTACAGAAAGAAGTCGGTGAAATTAATTATGCTAAAGGTGAAATTCAACTGTACAACTTAACCATTATCTCAGGTAGTTATTCTGATAACAAAATTGAAATTCGTGTAGAACCTGCATCTAAGGATGTAAATGCTATGCGTGAAGTTTATCTTGATGTTGATATCTCAAAGTCCAACTTTAATGCTGTTGCAGAATGAACTTAAAGTCTAGAAATATATCATATCTGATTGAAAGTCAGTTACCTAATTTCATTGTAGAGGATTATCAGTTATTTGGTAGTTTTCTTAAGTCTTACTATGGGCAACAGGAAGTAAGAGGTGGTATTCTAGACATTATTAATAATCTGTCTACTTATCGTGATATTAACTTTTATGATAAGTCAGTATTTGCTACAACAACTCTATCATCTGCTATTAGCAATTCACAGACTAGTATAAATGTACTATCCACAGAAGGGTATCCTGATCAAGGACTAGTAAAAATTGATGATGAGATTATTTTTTATACGTCGAAGACTGAGACATCTCTAGATGGTCTAAGACGAGGTGTACATGGCAATATAAAACTTGGAGACCTATACAATACATCTAATTTTGTTTCTACGGTAGCGGACAATCATGCTGTAGATTCACCAGTACAAAATTTAAGCAATTTGTTCTTATATAGTCTGATTCAAGGATTTGAGTCAGAATATCTTGCAGGGATTCCAGAAAAGTATCTAAGAGGTGAGATTGATAAAAGAACTCTTATCAAGAACATTGGATCTTTCTATAAAGCAAAAGGTACAAAGCGTTCTATACAGTTCCTATTCAACGCTCTAATCAATAGTGGTGATACAGATGTTTACTATCCAAAAGAAACTACACTAAAAGCATCTGAATCTGATTGGACTAACGTTTATTCTCTTAGAGTTGCTGCTCTAAGTGGAAACCCAGAAGATGTGATTGGTCAAACTATTACAGAAGGTAATGCATCTGCTGTTGTTGAGAATGTTATCAAAGAGCAGGTTGTAGATGGTGTACAGATGTGGGATGTGATTCTCAATAGAGAAACAATCAATAATACATTCTCTCTTGCTAATAAAACTACTCTAACAAAAATTATTTCTACTTCAGATACTGTTGG